CCCTTTCTTATTTAGTTTTTAACCAAATATCTTGACGTCACTACATTGGTTTCCAAATCATACCGAGTTTCTTAGCAGTGTTTTTCCCGACAATACCATCTTCTGTAAGTTTATTGTCTTTCTGGAATTTCCTTACTGCAGCATCAGTCTTTTTACCAAAATCACCGTCTATAGTTCCACAAGGGTAATTCTTGTTAGTTAATTGGGTCTGTAAAAGTTTAACATCAGTACCTTTACTACCCATTTTGATTAATCTAGTTAAAACAGGTTTAGCTCCTAATGCTTCAGAGTAATCGATGAAATCTCCATATCCCCATGCAGTCCATCCATGTTTATCGACAGGTTCATATACACAGTTTTCATCACTGGACTTCATATGAATTACCATGCCATCACCAAGGTATATTCCTGTATGTGTTATAGACTTCGATGATTTTCCCTTAAACACCAATACCAAATCAGAAAGAGGTAATGTACTAAGCGGACCTTTTCCTGTACAGCGGTCATAATAACCTTGCGCAGTGGTATCATATCCCGAGAGGTCTTTGTGCATTCCTGAGCAATCTGATCCAGGTTTACCTTCTCCTTCTTTAAGTTTGTCATCATAGTATTTCCTATTGTATTTAGTAGTGTGATATTCTTTATATGCTTTGTCTATAGTTTCTTTTGTAATAATGGTACAATAATTAAATGCCCAGACATAAATCGTACCATCTTCCATAACTTGAATATAATATTTTCTTGCTTTTTTCTGCGGAGTTTTACTGCCCATTTTGATGTCTCCTTTCATTTTATTTGGTTTGAACAATTCGTTGAGTCGCTCTAACCCTAATGAAAATATTATTAACATTAAGATTAGAGCTAACCCAGCAAATGATTGAAGAAATGGTAATTCTGTCATTACTGATTCATACCATTGTTTGCTTTAAATTGTTCATCCGCAGCCTTTTTGTCTTTGTTGTAGGCAATTGTAGATACACCGATAAGTGCACCTATCAAACCTGCGGTTGCATTGATTATTATAACTATGGTATTAACAGTAGTAGGATCTACATTAAGAGCACCTAATACCAAAGATAAAAATGTTGCAAGAGCAGGAAGTGCAATAAGTGCAATCCACTTCAGCCAATTGTAAAGTGCATCAGGAATTTTAGGCATAATAATTACCTCCTTTTCATAAATTAATTACCTTCGTTTTGATTAACATTTGCCGTATATATGATAATTACATCAAATATATCTCCACTTTTAAACCAAAAAGTATCACTTCTAGTATTTAAAGTAATAGTATGGTTTGTAGTATCAACATCTATAGTTCCCGTATTTGAACCTGTAGTTATTGAATCATCATCATGTGAGCTATTCATTTGGACAGAAGCTAAATGATTAAATGCCATATTATCATTAATAACATGCGAATAACTACGTTTAGCAAAATAAAATAAATATTCATACCTTGAATATTGAACAACATTTGGAATTAATATAACTGCATATATATTTCGATTAGAATCATATGGTAAAGTTACAGAATGACAATCTTCAGATATAGTAATATTTGTTAAAGTCCAACTACTTGGTACCGTTGGAACATTAACATTAACAGCTGAATATCCAGCAACATCTATTCCTTCACCATTTTCTGTAATAGTCTTAGTTCCAGAAGGTTCAGCATCAGTCATATCTTCTACACAGAATAAATACGTTTGTATTTGGTCTTCATTACTAGCTGATTTCTGAATAACTAAATAACCAGTAACAGACGCCGTAAACTGAGTTGATGTAGTTCCTGAAGGAACAGAACCTAATCCAACAAACTGTAATCCTTCGATATGCCCACTGGTAATGGTTCTAACATCAATTTCTGTAACAACTCCCCTAAATCTATCACCATAATCTTCACCAGTACATATTCTATAAGTTTTACCTTGTTCAACTGTGTAAATATCTGAATAGTTTGCTGAAGGATTCTGATATGTCCAAGTACCAGTTTTACTAGTAGAAACATAGTTAACATAACCGATATCATAATCAAACTCTATTGGATTCTTAATATATGAAGGAGTAAAACCATTAACAGTAACTTGACTATAACCATCTAAGTTATCACTAGAAGCATTATATACCCCATTTTGATTTATTGTCTTAGTTCCAACATTAGGCTGAACATCAACATCTGCTGTAGCATATTGAGCAATATTTATATCGGTTCCATTTGCCGTTATTGTCGTCTTACCAACAGGCTGAGGAATGACAACATGAGCTTCAGCATATTGTCCAACATCATAATCACCATTCTCAATAATATTAATTGTACCGGTAGGAACACTTCCTGGAACTTGTACATAAGCTTGTTCATACTGAGTAACATTATGATAACCATTCTCTGTAATATTAGTAGTACCAGAAGGTTTAACAATATTGTTAATAGCTCCGGCCATTTCATTTATCTTGTAAGTAGTTTCAACACCAAGTTTAGAACGTATAGCATTGGCAATAGCTTGAACTGAGTTTTCTTCATAAAGTTTATTTCCCATTAGCCATTACCTCCTTCTTCTTCTTGTTGAAATGGAACTTCATAAACTACCATATAGAAATATACACTATCTTTTAACCATTTATAACTTGCATTTCTTCCGGCTATAGTTATTTTATGATTTTCTGCATCAATAACCGGCTCTGGAATATATCCACCATTCAATTGTACTTCCGAAGGATTCTCTCCATCTCCTGTATATGTATGAGATCTAAATATTTCAACAGAAGCAGTTGTATATCTATATGTAGCAATCATCATGTTTCTTGCTTTTGACATATCTACAACTACAGGTAATACAATTATTTCCTTTAATGTTCTTGTTGGATCATAAGGAAGTTCGAGAGTTGATGTATCTGCTTCATTTTCTATATAACCGAATACAGAAATAAAGCTAACTGGATTATATACTTTAGCACTAGCATAATTTGTAACATCTACTGTTTTTTCATATTGATCTGCTATTATATCAATATTACCAGTGGGTGTAATACCTTGAGGAACGATAATATCAGCAGTTGCATATTGAGCAATATTAACATCTGTCCCATTTTCTGTAATGGTAATTTTACCTGAAGGAGACCCAGGGACTGATACACTAGCTTGTACATAGTTAGTAACATCATAGTCACCATTTGCCGTTACATTTAAAGTACCAGAAGGAACTGGTGTTTCTACAACAACTTGACTATATCCATCTAAATTATCGCTTGATGCATTATACGTACCATTAGTTGTTATAGACTTAGTACCAAGATTCGGTTGCACATTAACATCAGCTGTAACATACTCTGCTACATCTATATTACTTCCATTTTGATTAATTGTTTTCTTACCTTGTGGCGATGCATAAGGTGAAACTAAAGGAGGATATAATATATTCCATCCAACACTATATCTCGAATCTCTTGTTGACATAATTATTCTCCTCCTTCCGCTTCAGGTGTAGGTATTTCATAAATATAACCATTAGTTATTGTCCAAGATCCAGTTACTGTTGTATTTAATCCATTAGGACAATATACTAAACTATTAACCGGAGCACTTTCTAATACGGTAAATTCAACAACAACATCGCCTTCAGATACACCATTAACCGTATTGAATGTATAATCACCGAGTATTGACGTTCTCCATTCAGTATGTCTATTAGTCTTTCTAGGAGGTGAGAATAATAAATAATGATTACCATAAGCAACTTCAGTTTCAACTTTCAAATGGAATTGTATTCTATATGATTTTCCAGCAGGATACTGTAAATCAGGAGATATAGGTCCAATATCCATATATCTTGAAAACGGTTCATCACTTGTATATGAATAATTCTCAAGTAAAAATTCACTAGGAATATCATTTAATATAGTAACTGAACACTGAACAAAATGACCTCTATATTCAAGTTTTGCTGTATATATACCTTCTGTAGTTGTATCTATTCCATCAAGGTATAATATCTTATCATTTTCACAAGAAACCATTGTATTATTATCGAGATTTGCACCCATATTAAAATCATTTTCTGTAAATGTATGTCCAATACCATATGCAAAACTTTTGGTTTCAAGAAATAGCGAAACAATTGGATGTTCTACAAACTCACCAAGTTCATAATACTGTTTTCTCGTTACTACAAATATTTTTCCTTGTTCATAATAAGATTTAACAATATCCAATGTTTGTTTCAAATTATTCCATTTTTCAGCAGTGCCATCGAGATAATAATGATGAAATACATCAATACATACACGATTATTATATGCTAATAAAATATTTTCTTCAACAGTAGTTGCAAATAAACCGCCAGAATTTCTATATATTTTGTAAGGGTTTGCTCCATCAAGTGCTATTGTATTAGTTAATTGTCCGTCACCCATCCAATTCTGACTTCTTGATATTGGTTGAGTAGTCCAGTTAACAGCGCCACTAGTACCACAATTGATATCGTCAATAATAACATCAAAAGATCCACCCCAAGTACCAATTGTATATAACCAATTATCAATAGCAGCTTGCATTAATTCTCTTTTTCTTGCTAAAACAGGAGCACCTTGAATTACGTCATTATCCGCATATTTTTGCATAAAAGCAGTTTTAAATTCTTCTTCTGTCTTAGTTCCACCGCCAGTAGTATATGCTTCATAATATGTGTCTAATATTGTTCCAGTTAAAAAATCAGAATTCCATATTTTTTCATTGCCATCACCATGTAATGCAATTTCGCCTCTATTTTCTTTTATGACAAATTTATTTAATTGATTGATAGTTCCGCCGTTAGGAAAATTAGATTTTGAACCTTCTGGATATGTTGAATATTCTGTATCAGCATCACTATTGATTGGGTTATTTTGCCATTGTTGAGATGAATTAAGAGTTACAGGAAAACCATAACCATTAACCATTCTAACAAACATTGCACTATCAGAAACGTCATCATCTTTTCCAATAATTAAGAAACCACAAGGATAAGTTGATTTATACTGCCATGTTCCAGTCTGAGAAACAACGGGTTTACCGTACTGAGGTACATTGACTACTGCAGTTCCAAATTGTCCGACATCATAAGTTCCATTGGATGATAAGGTAATACTACCAGTAGGAGTTATACCAGTAGGAATTAAAGATACAGCAGTTGCCATATCTCCTATCTTGTAAACGGCATCAGTTCCTAACTTAGTTCTTATTGCATTAGCTATGGCTTGAACAGATGATTCTTCATAAAGTTTATTACCCATAGACTAACACCCCCTTAGTAGTATGTATTATTACCGTTTTGGCCAACAGGAAGTAAACCAGCATCACCGGTATTTCCATCAGTATATGTTATAATTAAATGATTATTTGCATCAATAGTAGTTGAAGAGATACCACGTCCAGGTGCTCCATCTCTACCATTAGTTCCATCTTTACCAGGAGCTCCATCTTGTCCGGAAGGTCCAGTTTGACCGGTTTGTCCGTCAGCTCCATCCATTACATCAAGAGTTTCTGTCTTAGCAGTACCGTCATCCAATTCCCAAGCAAATGTTATTCTGTTACCACCAGTTATAGGGCTAATATTAGATATGGTACAGTTTTTGCCTTTAATAGTTCCTGCGCCTTCAAGAGCTTTATTTGTATAGTTCATAGCAGCAGCTAATGTTGCAACATCCATACTATCAACCTCCTAACTTAGACCAATTATTTTCTGAATCTAGAATATAAACATCGCTTGTTTCTACTATAAGGCAAGAAGAACCTTTAAATACCGGTTTATTTATATCAGGATATTCATCGGATTCCGGTCCTTTACCCCATGTTGTCATTGTGGGTAAATTAATTATATCAGAAGCACTATCTGCAAAAAAGTTTTTCTGACTTGTTCCAGCAGATGTTGTATTTACATCTAACCAATACATATCTAATTTCCTCCTTTTATTTAAATATATTATTCTTTTTGACAATATTACTGTGATTTGTAATACCACTGTAATTATATTGTTGAAATGCTTCTTTATTATTTTTACAACCTTGTATAACATTATCATGAATAGAAATATCTTTACATATTCCATCACCATCTTTAGCAGTAACACTTTTACCAGTTAAATCATAACTAGATGATTTACTATATATTCTAGCAACTTTATAGCAATCAAAAGTATTAAGGTATATATTAACATTTTCCATTGAAGTAAGACTAATACAAGCTTGTTTCAAATCTTTATTCTTTTTACAATTAAATGTATTATAAGAAATATCTATATTCTTATGTTTATAGTTTCCTCTTAATTGACTATGCTCACCTATACAAGCATAAGGATAGTCTCTATAATCAGATTTACTAAATTTACATTTTTGTATAGTTATACTATCACAGCAAGTACCATCATAACATTTAGAATTTTTTGTAGAACCAGCAATAACCAAACCAGAGTATCCAGCATGGTCTATCTGTATACATTCTTTATAAGCACTATCCTTATCTTTAAGATTGTAACCAAAGAAATCACAATTAAGTATCTTAACATCCTTACTAGAATTAATTTCTATTGCATGACATAAAATATCTTTGAATTCACAATCCATTATTAAAATATCGTGTGAATGAAAGAATGTAACTAAGTTATCATATGAATAACCACCCATTCCTTCGAAAGTTCCATTGTATATTATTATGTTACCAGCACCAGAATATCTTGTAGAATTATTAGACACTTTATTAATGAATATAGATTGAATATTAGCTTTTCTTCTTAAAGTAGCACCATTAAGATTAATTTTAGCATTAGCAGGTATTATAAGTTGCTTTGTAATATTATATGCACCAGTAGTAAACTTAATCTCTCTCGAAGAATTAAGTTTAGACTGTATAATTGACATTGAATCTTTTAAATTTATTATTGTCATATTAATACCTCGCTGTTAAATATCTATAACAAAAGGTATAAGAATGATAACTATAATACTATTTGATACCTATTAAACACTGAGGCCGAACTCAATCATAGATTAAATGCAGAACCAGTACTCAAAAAATACTTATAATATATAGTTATCACTCTCGTACCTTATTGTTAACCAATTCGCTAAATTTTAGTGTCATATAATGGAGTGAAATAGAGGGCTTACCAAAGCACATAAATATTGTGTACTAAGGTATGCCCTCGAGTTTTTAATTTTGAATGTAATGAGAAATTGTGTTAACGTAATTTATTATAGTTGTATTTTTTTTTAATTTTATGCCCATTTCGAACTTGATAATTTTCCACTATATCCAGAAGTCGAAGAACATGTAAGAGTTGAAGTAGTTACTTTTTTAGTACTATATGTATTAATAGTACCTAATAAAAATGCTTGAAACATTTCACATTCCGTTTCCCAACTATTATAAAATGTAAATGTTTTAATTGTTCCATATGCAGTACTAGTAGATACGCGTACAGTACTAGTATAGG